TATTACTGATGCTAACAGAACTTTAAGTATAGTCAATGATACAAACGACACTAATGACACTTATGCCTCCTTAGGCTTTAGATTATCCCCATCCACAAACACGTCAATGGGAGATCTTAAGTTTGTAAGAACAGCAGGTAATGAAAATAGCTTAATTTGGACTACAAGACATGGTTCTTCCTTTTACGATAGGTTCACTATTAAATCAAACGGATTTGTCGGGATCGGAACTACTAATCCTGGAGAAGAACTAGAAGTAAACGGTGAAATAGAAGCCAGAAAAGGTATACGTTTAGGAACAGCAGCAGCGAATAACGGAACAACTACGCTTTTGATGCGTAACTATGATGCTACTTTAGTAGATGCAGGAGATATACAGGGTAGAATACAGATGACAGGTAGATACTGGTCTGGCGCTACAAGTCAGTTAGTAGAGTCTAGAATAGAACATGGTCACCAAATAAGTGACGGTAATGGAGGTTCATTCTTACAATTCTTAACTCAAACCGGAGGTGCAGGACCTGCAGTTCATATGAGAATTGACAGAGATGGACTAGTCGGGATCGGGACCACTAGCCCTGTTGCTAAATTAACAGTCGAAAAAGCAGGAGCAGATGGAGAAAGTTTATTCAAAATTGGTAATACCTCTACTAATACACATGCAGGACATAAAGAGTACAGGTCTATAACCGGTACTGCAACAAATAATGGATGGTACTCTATAGGGACTATAGGTGACAGTAGGTCAGCAATTGTTATTATAAAGACTGCAGCACATAGTGGTGCAACTTTAGTAATAAACAGAGGGTACGGACCATCAGGACATTCACATGTACAGGCACTTTCCACCACTCTAAATGGAAACGGAGGATATGCCAATATTGAAGAAGTCAGAATACACGGAGGTGGTTTAGTAGATATTAAATTAGGTTGGTCTTCTGGACCAAGTATAGAAGTTGAAATTAATGTATACGGAAACGGTTGGAATTTTGCTGATGATTTAAGACTTTCTGTAGGGGGTACAGGTACATACCCGTACAATATACGAGATAGTTATGTATTTGAAGGTGGTAGTGGACACATGAGAATACATGATAAAATACTCTCAGGAGGTGATATAAAAGCCGGTGGTGATGTAATAGCATACGCTTCATCAGATAGAAACTTTAAAGATAATTTAGTAAAAATAGAATCACCTTTAGATAAGATCAACAAACTATCTGGTTACTACTTTAATTGGAATGATAGTCAAACTTCTTATCAAGCAGGAACTAGAGATATAGGAGTAGTAGCACAAGAAGTAGAAGAAGTTATTCCTGAAATTGTTAATACTAGAAAAGATGGACATAAAGCTGTTAGATATGAAAAAATGGTAGCTCTGCTGTTAGAAGGTATTAAAGAACAGCAAGAAACTATTGAAAAATTAGAAGATAGATTAAAAAAGTTGGAGAGTAAATAAATTAACACTATATTAAAGTAAAAAGAAATGGCAATACAGATACAGGGAACAGTTAAAACCGCGTATGGTAATACAGAAACAGCTTATATAAGGATTGAATTTTATAAAGTTAAACCATGGTTAGGAGAAGTAGAATATAACCCTATATTATTCTTATCTTCAAGTGATGCTATTAAATCTAAAAAGTACTACTACCAAGATGATTTAATGAACGTAGCTTTATGTCCAACTACTGACCTAGAATACGAATCCGGATCAATTACAGGGTCATTAATAATAAACGATCTTATTTCTTTCCCATTAACAGGTTCTACAGAATCAGTAATACGTGAAAACTGGGCAGAAGTATTTACTTCTTCTAGTCAAACCTTCATAGATTTTGATGAAAATGGAGAAGAAGTAGAAGAAACTAGAATGCTTACAAGCTCATATTGGACAAAAGTGAGTGAATCTTTACAAGATGTTAACCGTATACAGATGGATAACTTAACAGATGTGTACGCACAATGTTATTCGCATCTTAGAGGAGAGTTAGAACATATCGTACCTAGCGCTAGTTTATTAGACGTTTAAAAAAATAAAAGTTATGGATTTTGGAGTTGATATTATTTACATAATAAACCTACCTACATACCCTGAACGGAAAAATAGAATAGTAAAACTGTTTAAAGAGTATAATATTACTAACTATAAATTTATAGAAGCTATACCAGGAAGTGAACTAAAAGGACAAAAGCAACTTATTAAGGAGGGTACATTAAATTCTATTTTTATAGACTGTAATGGACTACTTACCAAAAATATAATAGGTTGCGCTCTTTCACATCAATTAGCGTATAAAACTTTTTTAGCAACCAAACATGAAACTTGTCTGATACTAGAAGATGATATACTATTTAGTGATAAAATGTATACCTATAAAATAACAGGTAGATTAGATAGATTTATATCACAAGTTAAAAGAGTAGATTATGATATAGTCATATGGGGAAGAATGCATGAACCCATAATAGGTAAAAATCCAACAGAACATTCAGAAATATTTAATCCAAATCTACTATCAGATAAATACTCTGCCCATGCATATCAGTTAAACAGAAAATCTGCAAAAATTATATCAGATAAAGTAAAACCAATAAGATACGCAGCAGATGTACTTTTAGAAACGTTAGATTTAAATATTATATCTCCTGAAGATTCTCTGTTTATACAGAAAAGAGGTATAATTAATGAAGATCATATGGAAAGAATGCATTTAGCACTATGGCATGCTAATTCTTCTGCCGAATGGCATGGGTCAACTGCAGAAGAAGTAAGAAAAGAGGAAGATTCCCCTTACGATATACAGAATGCTAATGTAGCAACATCTTTTTCTGTAAATAAAGTTGTTTTTAATTACTTTAAATCTTATCTTAGTGTTAAGCCTGTTAAATGGGCGTATATACACTTAGAGGTTTAATATGAAAGGTATTCATGTAAATTGGACGAAACCATTTTTTGATCGAGATAGATTGAGAGGGCACGGATTTAGAGCTACAAGAGATTTAAAAGGAGAATGCTACGATCAACCAAACTATCAGATATTATATACTATACTGTCCGCAGGATTATGGAAATTGCACAACGGCTCTATAAAACTATACACCGATTCTATAGGATTTAACTTCTACCAGCAATTCGGTATTAATGATTTATACGATGAAGTTAATATATCTTTTTTAGATGGTTACTCTAAAAGTAATATAGACCCAGCAAGATTCTGGACTAGCGGTAAAATTAAAGTACTGGCTAACCAAAAAGAACCGTTCGTATTTATGGATCAGGATATGATTATACGGCAGCCAATACCGGAATACATATTAAAAGGAGATGTAACTGCAACGCATTGGGAGATACCAAGAGGTTATTATTATTTTGAAGAACAAGATTGGGAAAGAGAGATTAAACATATTGATTTCCCTACTAATTACAACTGTAGTGACCTATGTCCTAACACTTCTTTTTTAGCAGTCAATAATATGGACTTAAACAGAGAGTACACCAGATGGCATAAAAAATTAGTAGAAACTAATGGTAACGATGTACCTGAATGGTTTTGGTTACTTACTGATCAAGGAATTTTAGGACATGTTATTAGAGAAGGTGATTACAAGGCAAATACATTAACTGATAAGGTTTTCTTAGCCAATAGTAATTATGCTTCTAAAGAAGAAAGATACAAAGGTAAATCAGAACAGTGGTATATGCCAATAGGTGCTGATAATAAAAAAGACAAAGACTTAGTATGGGAACATGTCTGGTTTAACAAAATACACTTCAATATGTATCCAGAGTTTTTAAAAAGAGAAACTAAAAGATACTTTAGAGAATGTATAGAATTAGGATTAGGTAAATACCTACAGCATTCAAGGTTTAAAAAAGATTGGGATGAATACAACGATACCGATAATTAGAACGTACTGGGGTAACCGGAATGAAACAAAAGCAGAGATACCTAGATTACCTGTATACATTAATCATTTAGTATACGTATGGGGCAAAGATAATGAAGAATATTTACAAAATCGAGGATTCAAAACTTTTTTAGTAGAGGAATCTTACCCTTACTTTGATTCTTATAATACTCAATACGGTAAAAAGTTAGTAGCATTAGATTTAGCTCTTCAAAAATTTGAAAAAGTTATAATGTTAGATTGGGACTGTTATGCTTTAAGACCGTTAGATGAGAATTTTTATAAATTATTAGGTAAGAATGAAACTTTATGTCCTTTGTATGCACAACATAAAGAAACAGTTGATTCATTTAAAGAAACATTTGAAGGAAGATTAATTTTAGATTATAACCTAGAATATTTTAAAGTTTTAGAAAGAGAATTTAAAAAGTACAACTGGGACTTTGAAGAAGGATTAGCTTCTCCGAATTTTGGTTGTCTATACACCTCAAATAGAAATTTAGGTAGAGACTTAATTGATATAACAGTTAAGAATAAAATTGAAGGATGTATAGAAGAGCACGCTATGTTACTTTATGCTAATTGTTCTTTGGAAGAATATATAGATAGATACCAACCTACATATGTACAAGGGGTGAGTGATGATAGAACTGATCACTATTTTAAAATTAGCAAGATACAGAGAAAATTAAATAAATATATTAATAATAAGATTGATATGGATATATACTTTAAACATATTTAATGAAAGCACTTTGTAGCTTACCTTTTACTAGATTAAAAATAAACGAAGACGGTTCTTACCATTCCTGCTGCTTCCAGTCTTCTATGTACGGTAATATATTAGAAGACGGTATTGAAAAAGCTTTTAAAAACCCAGAACTAAGAAAAGTCAAAAACTCAATGCTACAGGGTAAGCTGGATAAGGAGTATTGTGATAATGATCGTTGTCCCTTAAGATTTTACGATCTTAGTAGAATACCACATAAAGAGGTTAAACTAACTAAGTACCCAGTAGATTTAGAATTAAATATGCCTTCTACATTTTGTAATATTGGAGGACTAAATCCCACACCGGAAACCGCTTGTATTATGTGTCCTAGAAGTAGTGAACAGTTTATGAGCGGAGTAGGTACTGATATATTAGATGATATTTTAGAAGAAGTAAAAATAGCAATGCCTAATGTTCAGAACCTTTCTATCTTGGGTATAGCCGAACCTTTTTATAAGAACAGGATATTTGATGTTTTTGAAAAATTAGAATTTACTAAATATAGAGATAATATTTTATTTTGGACTTTTTGTAACGGTACAATTTTTACTGAAAGAGCTCAAGATAGGTTTTTAAATATAGTAAAAAACGTACATTTAGGTTTTTCTATAGATGCAGGAACCGCCGAAACATATATAAAAATCAGAAGACTAGATTATTTTAATAAGATAAAAAAGAATTTAACTTCTTATTTCAAAAAAGTAAAAGAGAAAACAGAAATTAATGATAGGTCTTATACTACTAACAATATTAACTTATATAATGTATATGAGTTAAAAGAAATGATAGATTTAGGTATTGAAGTAGGATCTAACAGTACTCAGTTTACATTAACTATGAAATACCAAGCAGACTTAAAGATAGATGATAGTAAACTTTGTAACAGTAACAACTGGAAAATTTTCTGGGAAGCTCAAAAAGATGCAGAAGAATATGCAAAAAGTAAAAACTATAACGTAGACTTCTATGTACCTTTTCATAACGGATATTTAAAATAACATATGAATTTCAAAAAACCACTAATAGAAACCTCGATACAAGACATTTATCATTTAGCACCCATACCTCTATTTAAAAGAGTATTTGATGATAATATAACAACCTCAGTTTATAACTTAGGTAATAAAGTACTCAACGAACAACAGAAAAGAATGGGTCAAGAGCTACCCGGACAGTATGATAGAGAAAGACAAGCTAATTACGGTATAAATTACGATAGACAGGAGGAATGGGTAGAAGAGCATGAACTTCAACCTATAGGAAGTAGATTCTTTACTCCACCGAATGATTTTCTACAAAATAAAGATGAAAATGTACAGATAATAAAAAGACGTATAAAAGGTAGTTTCTGTAAGTTAATTGACTCTATCGGAATAACATATAAGAGTAAACCAGAGATTACAGAAAGTTGGTTACAGTATTACGAACCTACCTCAGGTAGAGGTCATAACGCTCACAACCATTGTAGATGGCATCATAGTGAAGCTAAACCATTAATGTTCTCAGGAGGTTATTACCTATCTGATGGAGACCCTATTAAAGACCATCCATATAGCGGGGTATTTTCTTTTCATATAAGAGGTATGAAACATTATATTAGACCAAAAAAAGGAATGCTACTTATATGGCCTTACGATATAGTACATTCAGTTGAACCTTTTTACGGCAAGACTAGTAGAGCAGTTATTAACTTTAACATACAAATTTAGATTTAGTAATCTAACTGCTATTTATTTAATATATATAAACAATAACTAATTAGTAAAAAAAATTAAAATTATGGCATTATCTTATTCTTGGCATGTTGGAGCATTAGACACATATCCAACAGCTTCAGATTCTCAAGACCCGGTAAATACCGAAAACGATGTAGTGTACAACGTACATTACACTTTAACAGCAACAACAGGAAGTCACTCAGCTTCTATTATTGGTACTCAAACAGTCGGAACAGAAGATCTCAGTTCTTTTAGCTCTTTTGATGGACTAGACAATACAACAGTAGCAGGGTGGGTACAAGCAGCTATGGAAGCAGAAACTACAGGATCAGTAGCTCAACGAAAAGGAGCAGTATCCTCTTCACTAGCAGAAAAAATGAACCCAGTTACAGTTGTTAAGTATTTAGCAGTTTCTGGAGAATAAATTAAAATGAAAGTTGTTTTATAAGATATTTATTCTTATATTACTTATTATAATAAATCGATTAATTAAAAATTAAATTATGGCAAATCAAAAGTTAACTCAAGAAGAGCTTGACAAGTTACAAGAACTACAGCAAAAGAATGCTGCTTTGGTAAATGAACTAGGAGGTATTTCTCTAGCAGAAATCAATATCTCAGAGAGAAAAGAAGGAGCAAAAACATTCTTAGCTGAATTAAGAGAATCAGAAAAAGAGTTAGTAGACGCTTTAGAAGCATCATACGGCGCTGGTTCAATTGACTTGAAGAACGGCGAGTTTATTCCTGCACCTAAAGAAGAAAAAGGTGTTGAAGAACCAGAGCTTGTAGAAGAAAAATAAAGAATCTTTTACATACTTATAGTTAAGGAGGGTTTTACATCCTCCTTTCCTATTTATTATAGACAGATATAGTTAAAACATTAGTTCTGTTTTACATTCCTGAATGATATTTATAATAAATTAAAATAAAATAGACCAAACATGGCAGAATCAATCATCTCACCGGGTGTATTTGCAAGAGAAAACGATATTTCTTTTATCCAGCCTGCTCCAGTAGAAGCTGGCGCTGCAATCATCGGACCTTCAGTTAAAGGACCAGTAGAAGAACCAACTATTGTAACATCCTATAATCAGTATGTTAGACAGTTTGGAGAAACTTTTGTATCAGCATCAACAAAACAAGAATACTTAACCTCAATATCGGTTAAAAACTACTTCCAACAAGGAGGTAATTCTGTATTGATGACAAGAGTAGTTACTGGATCATTTACTCCAGCATCATCTACTCACATTTCATCATCACTTAACGATAGTGTTCAACCTTTTGAAATTAAAACATTAGGAAAAGGAGCTATCTTTAATAACTCAGTCTCAATAACTAACCCAGGAGCAGAAATTGCAGGTTCTGGAGGATCATTAGTTTCTGGAACAGTTGATAATATTAGATGGCAAGTACAAAACGTTGACGCTAAAAAAGGAACTTTCTCTTTAACAATAAGAAGAGGAGACGATAGCCACAGTAACAAAGTAGTATTAGAGACATTTAACAATATTAGTTTAGATCCTAATTCTTCTAACTACATTGAAAGTGTAATTGGTACTCAATATAAAACTAAAGCAACAGACGGAACTAAGACATACGTTAAGACTCAAGGAGATTACGTAAATAAGTCTAACTTCATTTATGTTTCTGCAGTAAATTCAGCAACAGTTAACTACCTTCAAAACGATGGTACATCTGTAGGAGTAGACGGAGATGGAAATTCTTACTCAGGATCTTTACCGATCGCTGAATCTGGATCATTCTATAACGCTACCGGAGTTAACGCTGTAGCAGGAGCAAATTACTTTAGTTCAATATCAAATACAAACTCTCAAGGTTTAACATCTGGTAATTATACAGATGCTATATCAATCTTAGATAATAAAGACGAATTCATATTTAACATCTTATCAGCACCAGGAATGGTATATAAGAATGCTGATCAAGCAGGAGTCTTAAATAGTGTAGTAACTTTAGCAGAATCTAGAGGAGATTGTATCGCTGTAATAGATTTAGAAACTTATGGTTCTACTGTAAGTAATATTACATCAACTGCTACAGGATTAAATAGTTCATATGCTTCATCTTATTGGCCATGGGTACAAGTTGTATCAGCTACGGGAAGAAACGTATATGTCCCAGCTTCTTGTGTAATACCAGGAGTATATGCATTCACAGATAATAGTTCAGCACCATGGTTCGCTCCAGCTGGATTAGTTAGAGGTGGAATTGTAGGGGTAATACAAGCAGAACAAAAATTAACAAGAGGTCAAAGAGACTTACTATATGACGGTAAAGTCAATCCAATCGCTACTTTCCCTGGACAAGGTATTGCAGTATTTGGTCAAAAGACTTTACAGACTAAAGCATCAGCTTTAGATAGAGTAAACGTAAGAAGATTATTAATCGAGCTTAAGAAGTTCTTAGGAGATCAAGCTAGAAACTTAGTATTTGAACAAAATACAGTAGCAACTAGAAATAGATTTTTATCAATAGTTAATCCATATTTAGAATCAGTAGTACAAAGACAAGGTCTTTACACGTTTAGAGTCGTAATGGATGACACAAACAACACCGCAGATGTTGTAGACAGAAACCAATTGGTAGGTCAAATATTTATTCAGCCAGCTAAAACAGCAGAATTTATAGTACTAGACTTCACAGTTGAACCTACTGGAGCAACTTTTAACGGATAAATTATTAATTAACTGTATTTATAATAAAGTAAATAGAACATGGCAATATTAGATCCAAACGAAATAATGTTTAAAGCTTTCGAACCGAAAGTACAGAACAGATTTGTAATGCTTATCGACGGAATTCCTTCCTTTATGGTAAAGAATGTAAAAGCTCCTACCTTTACCGATAACGTTATCAAATTAGATCACATCAATTCATATAGAAAAATTAGAGGTAAAAGAGAATGGGACGATATGACCATGACACTTTACGATCCAGTAACACCAAGTGGAGCTCAAGCAGTAATGGAATGGGCAAGACAAGGTTACGAATCAGTAACTGGTAGAGCAGGGTACTCTGATTTCTATAAAAAGGATTTAACTTTAAATATTTTAGGACCTGTAGGAGACATCGTAGGAGAATGGATCATCAAAGGTGCTATACTATCAAACGGAGACTTTGGTCAATATGACTGGACATCTGATGAAGCTGTTGAAATCAGCATTACGGTAGCAATGGACTACTGCGTATTAAACTACTAATACACACCTACCTCTTATCAAGATAATTAACCCGGATTCTTTCCGGGTTTTTTAGTTGCTTCTAAAAGTTTTTTTTCTTATATTTATATATAGAATAAGTTATAAACAAATAAAATTTATGGAATCAAAATTTAAACTACCTACTGAATCAGTAGAACTTCCCTCTAAAGGCTTACTTTACTCAAAAGATTCTCCACTATCAGATGGTACGATTGAGATGAAGTATATGACCGCCAGGGAAGAAGATATCCTTACTAACCAGAACTATATTAGAAACGGTACAGTAATAGATAGACTTTTAAAATCACTCGTAGTAACAGAGGGATTTAATTACAACGAACTGCTAATAGGAGATAAAAACGCAGTTATGTTAGCAGCTAGAATTTTAGCTTACGGTAAAGATTATGAGATAACTTACCAAGATAAGAAGTACACAGTAGATCTTTCTAAATTGAATACAATAGTAGGAGATGACGACCTGTACGAAAAAGGAGAAAACAACTTCAGTTTTACTCTTCCACATACAGACAATACGGTAACTTTTAAACTTCTAACACATGGTGATGAAAAACAGATAGAAAGAGAAATAGAAGGACTTAAGAAACTGAATAAAGAAGGTTCATTTGATGTTACAACCAGATTAAAGTATATGATTACTTCAGTCAATGGACTAACTGAGAAAAAGGATATTAGAGAATTTGTAGATAACTTTCTTCTAGCTAAGGATGCAAGAGAACTTAGAAGAAGATATATAGCTGTCCAACCAGATGTAGAGTTTAAATTTACTCATACAGATGAGATTGGTAGAGAGGAGGAAGTTCCCCTGGCCATAGGCCTAGACTTTTTTTGGCCTGACGCCTGAGTATAAATTACACTTTTATACACAAATACATGAAATAGTCTTCCACGGTAAAGGTGGGTACAGTTGGACAGAAGTATATAATATGCCTATATGGCTCAGAAAATTTACTTTTGAAAAATTGAAAGCGCACTACAGCGAGGAAAAAGACAATGAAGAAAAAGCATATTTAGATGCTAAGAGAAAATCTAAAGTAAGAACTCCTAATTATAGAACAAAGGCTCCAAAATAAAGCGAGCCTTTGCTATTTATAATATATTATATAGGATACCCATGGCAGACGAAAATAAAAAACCAACAGGATTAGGAGACTCAGAAGCAGAAGCGCTACGATTAGCTGATGCTTTAGGGCAATCAGAAGAAAGATTAAAGCAGATCAACGCTATCGCTACAGAAGCTAAAGATTCTTTCTCTAGTATGGTTGAGAAGATTTCTGACTCTGCAAGAAGTGGAGGTGATTTTACTAATTCCATAAAAAATTCTGCAAGTTTAGTTAAGGGCATGCAAAATGATGCTAAACTTCTAGCTGGATTTAATAAAGATAACTTAAAAACCGAAAAAGATCACGCTAAATTAGAAAAACGAAAAGCTACATTTAAAAATAAAATGGTTGAACTTGACTCTCAAATCAAGTTTCTTACCGAAGCCAGAGTAAATGCAACTGTAGAAGAGAGAGATGCAATTAATAGCACTTTAAAAGATCTTACAATAGCTAAAGACAAAGCAGGAGAATTAGCAGACAGTTTCGAAGAAATCGCAGAAGCTAACACCAAAATAAACAAAGAAAGTAAGTTTTTTGATAATATGTCTGAATTTACATCCCAAATACCTGGGATGAGTAAAATGTTCGGTGAATTCGGTAATGCAGCTAAAGCAGCAAGAGAAGCAGCAGCAGAAGGTGGAAATTCTTTCGCAGCAGGAGCAAAACAACTTACGGGTGCTTTTGGTAAATTAGCAACAGGATTTTTTGTTGGTACTTTTATAAAAGGACTATTTGAAGGAGATCAAAGAGTAACAGATTTAAGCAGAAATCTAAATATTTCTAGAGGAAGAGCAGCAGCACTTAACAATGAATTTAATGCTATAGGTGCTTCGACAGCAGGGTTAGTCGGTGAAGATATTATGAAAGCCACTACCAGCGTTGCAGATGCTTTAGGTATTAGTGCTAAATTATCCAGAGAAACTGCAATAGGATTCGCTACTGCTACTAAAAAATTAGGATTATCAGTTCAAGAAGCTACTGCTTTAAATAACATAAGTGCCGCAACAGGTACTAATCTA